GTGGTGCTGGCCAGGCGGTTGAACAGCGCGAAGTGCTCGTTTTCCTGGATGACCGTCTTCATGGCGGTGTCCAGCGACTGCACGCCCAGCGCGCCGCCGCCCGACAGCTGGGTAACGTCGGTCTGGTAGTTCGACGCGGTCAGCGCCTTCTGCAGTTCTTCGAACTGCTCCATGTTGCCGCCGGCGCTGCCGATCATCGGGATCGAGCCACCCGGGAACATGCCGGAGATTTGAGGCTGAAGATTCATGATTTCCCTTTCGTGGGTGGTGTGAGTTAACCGAGTTTCGCCAGCAGTGCCGGCTCGATCGCGGCACCCATGCGCAGGGAGACATCGATCGTGTTTGCCTCTTGGCCACTGATCTTGCCGGCAGCGAATGCTGCCTGCGACTTGGCCATGATGTCCTGCGGGGTCGGGCCCTGCTCCTGCGCGCCGAGCGACTTCGCGAGCGTGCTGGCCTGCGCGTGCACGTCGAGGATCGACTTGCGGCCGGTACCCTGCTTGCCCAGCGCTTCCACCTTGGTGGTCAGCGACTTGATCAGGCCGTCTTGCGCCTTCAGCTGCTCGCCCTGCGCCTTGATGATGGTGAGGGTCTGGTCCAGCGCCTTGACCATCAGGTCTTCCTGCGCGCCGACCTTGTCCATCAGCGACTTGACGAGCTCAGTGCCGTCCTGCGCTTCGAGCTCGGTGCCGTCGGCCAGCGTGACCTTGAACGACTTGGCCATCTCGCCGCCTTCGCCGTCCTCGCCTTCGCCTTCCTTCTTGGCGTTGACGTCATCGCCGCCCTCGCCGGCCGCGGCCTGGATCTTCTTGTCGTCCGAAGCGTCGGCACTCGGGAGCGCCTTCGTCATGGTTTCCAGCTCGCCGAGCAGCTTGTCGAAGCCGCCGCCAGCCTGGTTGTTGTTGTCTGCACTCATGTCTTACTCCGTTGTTTGAGGCCTGCTTTCAAATCGCGGTAGAACCGCTCCACGTATTCGGCCGCGTCGGCAGGCGACAGGCCAAACGTCTGGGTGCAATAAGCCACCAGCTCCTGCGCCCCGGGGTTCTTGCCGACTGCCCCGACGCGCATGGCATTGGCCAGCTCGTTGCGGAAATTGAAGTAATTGGGAGGCGCGCCGTCGAGCGACTGCATGCGCAGCGCAGCGCCGCCACTCAGTGCGCGGGAATCGGTGGCGTAGCTCGCCTCGAGCGCCTTCGCCAGGTCTAGCCCAGCAGCACTCCAGCTCTTGGCCATCGTGCCCACCGGGACGGTCGCCACGGTCGACACGGTCTGGTTCACCGGGGTCTTGGAAATGCCGATGTTCGACCAGCGCACGCGCTTGATCAGCGCCTTGCGCGCCTTGGAGCCCGGATCGATCTCGATCGCCTTTTCCATGACGCTGCCGCCCACCGACGGATACCAGCGCGCCGGCGGGTTGATTTCGGTGAGCGATGACCACACCATGTTGGCGCGCTCGGCCGCCGGCCCGGTGCCGGAATAGATTTCGGCCTTGACCAGGGTCTTCTTGCCCTCGAACGACACGTCCACCGGACGGCCGATTTCATAGAGCGGATAATCGGGGATGCCGGCCTTGGCACCGATCAGGGTGAAGTGGTCGATGTCGATGTTCCCGAACTTCAGGAACCAGTCAGCCGAGTCACGCAGCGCCTTCTGCATAACGACTTCGTTCTGCTGATCGAGCGCTTCGTTGCTGGCCTCGAAATAGATAAAGCGCTGCCCACCCACCTGTTGGGGGGTCGCCTTGAGCAACGATCCGATGCTCAAGTAATCAGGGCAGTTTGCCAGCAGGGCATGGTCATCCATGCCGCCATCATCGTGTCACGACGACGGCCCGCGTGCGAATAGGCAAAAAAAGAGCCGCCCGAGGGCGGCCGAAACGCTCAGAGAGCGGGGTCGGAGAAATCAGTGGCCGAGCACTTGCCGGGCCTGTGCGATCACCTGCTGCAGTTGGCCGCGCTCGCGGATCAGCGCCATGTACTTGTCGCCGCCACCGGTCAACGCTTGCGCACCGGCCGCCTTCAATTCGGTTTCGACCTCACCCAGTCGCTCATTGGCGCGCGCAAGGATGCGGCGCTCGGCGTCCTCGGTTTGGCGCGCCATCACAGAGAGCTCCCCAAGCTGCTTGTGCGTGGTGTCGATGTGCGCCTGCATCACTTCCTCACTTCGGCCAGGCACTGCGACCGCAGGTCGGCCCGTTGGATGCTGTAGCAGGCCGAGGTGTCGCGGCGCGCCCGGGCGATGCAATACGCGCGCGCGTCCGGGTCGCTGATGGCGTAGCAGGCACCGCTATCCGCAGCGTCAGCTGGCTGCACGAGCAGCGTCAACGGAGCCGCCACCGCGACACCGAAAAACGCCAGCAGGAAATAAGCAAATTTCTTCATGGCCTCAGTATAACCAAAAATGATCAGCTTTTGGAAGTGGCTGTCAACGTCAGTTGCGTGGAAGTGACAACCCGCAACATCGCGTTCAGCACCGGCAGCGCGGTCGCCACCGCCAGGTACACGTTGACCGGCACCAGCGGCTGCACCAGATGAAAGCTCGCCTCCAGCGCGATGAAGCCGGCGGCGGCCGTGTTGAGCCACAGGATGCGAGACTGGTACCAGGGTTTCGAATTCACAGCAGGCTCTCCTGTTGGTTGACTTGGGCTTGTTTCAGATAGGCGGCGACGCCAGTGTCATCGAGACCTTCCATCGACGACGTCATGAGTTCTCGCAACTGGTACTTTTTCGCCAGCCGGTCGCGCGCGGCGCGCTCCTCCGGATGGTCGGCCACCAGGTCGATGAGCTCGACATTATTTTTTTGGCCGGTCCTGAATATGCGCCCTTGGCGCTGGCCGTGCGTCATGGCGGTCTGCGGCGTGTCCATCTGCACCAGCCACTGGCCGCGCTGGATGTTCATGCCCGTAGCCCCGGCGTCCGACGCCACCAGGATGTCGGCCTGCGCGTCGCCCTGTTCCGGGTTGAACATCAGCCGCTTCTTCTCTTTCTCGGTCGAGGAATCGGCCCCGGTCAGCGCCACCACGCGATGGCCCTCCTTCTCCAGCCGCTCCTTGATCGCCTTGACCGCCTCGAGCGAGTGCGCGAACACCACACCCGGCTTGCCCTTGCGCTCGGCCGCCAGCTTCGACAGGTGCTCGAACTTAGCGTTGTCGGCGTGCGTGTTGATCACGCGCTGCACCGCGGACGAGCGCAGGATGCCGATATTGGCCTGCAGGTTGCGCGCGACCTCCTCGTGCTTGTCCTCCGGCACGCCGGCGAACGAGTTCGGCGAGATCGCCTGCATGGCCGCGACGTCCACCTTGCCCTGCATGCGGGCGATGCGCGCGGTGCTGAAATGCTTGTCGAGCTCGGACAGCGCCAGCTTCTGTCCAGCCGACAGCGGCACCTTTTCCTCGCGCCGGTCGGCCTGTACGTCCGGGTCGATCTTCGACGGGTACACGTAGCGCGCCATCTCGCGCTTGAGGGCGTCCTTGGAGGCCAACGTATCGGCACCGTAGCGGCGCATGAAGGCACCGCGGTCGCTGTAGCGCGCAGGGTCCATCTTCTTGAGCAGGTCGTACACCTCGCTGGCATCATTCTTGACCGGATCACCCGACGCCAGCAGGTAATGCGGCGTGTGGTGCGACAGCGCATCCACCACGTTGGCCAGGCCGGAATTCTCCTTACCGGCGCGGTTCAGCGTGTTCTGGCTCTCGTCCACGGTCAGGTAATCGAAGTTGATCCCCTCCCGCTGCATCAGGTCGCCCATCCAGCCCTTGCGCTCGTCGTCCGTCATCGCGTTCAGGCGGTCTGCCATCTCGGATTCGGACACGCCGGCATGCTTGGCACCGAGGTGGATCATGTCGTCGCGGAATGACTGGTGCGTCATCACCGCGAAATCGTGCTCCGGGTTCTTGTAGGCCGCAATACGCTCCTCGCGCGACGCACCCGGCGCGATGTGCCAGTTGAACTTGCCCGGCTCGAGATAGCGCAGCGCCTCGCCCGAGAACTGGCCCTGCACGATCGACGGCACCAGGAACAGCCCGCGCTTGGCCTTGCCCTGCTGCTTCAGGTGCGTGAACGATGCGAGCTGCAGCAGCGACTTGCCGGAGCCAGTCCCGAACGCCGCCACAACGCGCTTGTTCGCGTCGACCAGCTTCACCAGGCGCTGGCGCGCGGCGTTCTTCCCGCCGCTCATGGTCGGGGCCCAGAGTTTCGTCGGCTGGCCGGGCTTGAAGTTCTTGCCCACCACGCCCATCATACCGGCAATCTGGCGTTCGGCCGCGTGGCCGATCGAATGGCGCTCGTCGCCCTCCAGCTTGATGTCCTCGGCCGCCGCCGGCGGCTCGTCGGCGAAGAACCCCATCTGCGCTTGGTCGAACGCGGCCCGCTGCTCGCGCGCGGCGTCGAGCTTGTCGGCCACGCTGCCAGAGGCATAGCGCCCTTGCGTGCGCTCGCGCAGGCTGTCGGTCAGCGCCCGGTCCTTGGCGAGACGCGCCTCGCGCGCGGCCGGATCGGTCGCGTCCAGGTGGTTCAGGTTGTTGCGGATCAGCGCGCGGCCGGTCTTCAGCGGCGCATCCGGCCGCAGCTTGTTGTGCGCCTCCACGAAGGCCTTGCCAACCTTCGACCGGATCAGGTCCTGCACCGCCTCATAGGCTTTCTCGTGGCCACCCATCACGTCGGCGTACTTGGCCCAGTTCAGCGATGCGGCATTGACCTGCCCCGTCAGCTCGTCGCGGCGCGCGCGCCACTCGCCATGCTCCGGATTCGGAACGGTGTCGCCGAACATGTCGGTGGTCTCTTTTTCCGGCTCGGCCGCGGCATGCTTCTCCAGGTCCTGGCGCAGCTGCGCGGCCTCCGGCGACTCCTTGGCGACGTTCCGGTAGAAGAACTCCCGGATCGCGCGCTGGTCCTGCCCGGTGAGCTCGCCGATCGGCTTGTAAGCGGCCGTGCCCTCCGGGGTGTCGGCCAGCGCTCGGTGCAGCGCGTCCACGGAGACCTGGTCCACGGTGAACTGCTGACGGTTCAGGGTCGAGCGGGTGTTGCCGTAGCGGCGTGCCACGAAGTCGTCAGCGTACTGGTCGAACGTCTCGCCCAGCGCGTCAGCGCGGCGCAGCTTGCCATCCTCGCCCTTGAGCGGAGCCACGGCCTCGAGCGCGGCACGGTACTCTTCGGCTCGTCCGGGACCCGCCTTCTTGAAGAACTCGGCAGACTGGATATCGGCGACGATGTCGCCTGGTGTGTCGCCGTCGGCCGCGCGCCCGCCGATGTAGTCCTTCAGCGACTGCTCCAGGTCCTCGCCCGACTCGAACGGAATCGCCAGCGACGGTGCCGCGCCCGGCTTCACGTCCATGGCGAGATCCGGCCGGTTCGCCACGCCCAGCGGCAGCCAGCCGTCCTCGTCGTGGTCGCCGCGGATGATGGCGAGGTTGCGCCGCACCTGCTCGACGTCGTCGCGGTTCACCGGCTTGGCGAGCCGATCGAGGCCGGCCGCGTTGATGGTCAGGAACCGGTCGCCGGCCACGTCCTGAATCGTGTAGTCGCCCTTCTGCAGGCCGATCGCGCGCACCTGGCGGATCGCGTCCTCGATCCCGATCTTCCCGAGCGACACCTCGAACTGGTCCTTCTTGCCCTGCTGGAGCGCCGTCACGAGGGCGGCATTCGCTTCCATCTCGCCCAGGGCCTGGCCGAGCACCTTCTGCGCGTCGTTGACGGCGCGGCGCCGGCGCGCGTTCAGCTCCTGCGCGGCCTGCAGGTCGCCACCATTGGTCAGCTCGCCGAGCTCGATCTCCTTGGCGGTCTCCATCAGGTCGCGAGCGTCCGACAGCGCCTGCTCGCTGGTCGCCATGTAGTGGTCGAGGTGGAACGCCTGCATGCCCTCGGCGATGCGCTCGACGTCCTGCGGCAGGTCGGTGTGGATCCGGCGCGCCAGCACCTGCGCAGCACCGGCGACGCCCAGCACGTCCACCACCGAGCGGTCGACCAGGGCCTCGCCGCCGACGGCCAGCGCCAGCGAGTTGATGCTGTTGTAGGCCCCGACCCCGACATGCTTGCCCAGCGACTCGCCCGGCGCTTCGCCCGCCAGCTGCTGGAACTCGGACAGGAACGCCCTGGTCTTCATCGTGCGCAGGTCGCCCGCGATGTCCGCCTCGACCTTGGCGTCCGCGTCCGGATCCGCCGTGTACTCGATCACATAGGCCTTCGGTTCGGTCGCCGAGCGCTCGATTTCGCGGTTTGCCTCCTGCGCCTTCTTGTGCAGGGCGCGCAGCTTCTTCTGCGCCTTCAGCAGTTCGACCGCTTTCTTGGCGTCGGCCAGCTGCACCTTGGTGTCGCCCACCAGCGGCTCGCGGATCGACTTGATTTCGTCGGCCACCATCTTGGCGGTCTCGCCGCGGGCAACGGCCGCCTGGCGCTGCGCTGGCGTCATCTGCGCCTGCTTGGCCTCCTTGGCGGCGATGGCCTCGGCCTTCAGCTCGTCTTCGGTCAGGCCGGCTTTCTCAGCGCGCTCGCCGTACTGCGGCGCGAAGCCCGGTCCGCCGCCGTCGACCTTCACCGGGTTCAGGTCCTGGACCGACAGGGTTTCGGGGTCATGGGTTTCCAGCGGGATCTCGCCAATGCCGGCATCCATGCGCGCGGCCGCATCGTCCACCAGCCGCTTGCGCTGCAGATCGACCGCCTCATTGGCGCGCTTCATGAGCTCCTGATGGTGCTTGAGGCGCAGTTTCGCCTGCGCCGCATCCGACAGATGCGCCACGTCGTTTTCTGGGAACTCGAGCGCGGTCGGTTCCCAGCCCATGGCCTCGGCCACCGACTGCACGAACTTGCGCTCGTGCTCGTGCACCTGCGCCTTCACGGAGTCGCGGGCAGCCTTCTTCGATGCGACCAGGCCGTTTTCCTTGTCGCGCTTGCGCTGCTCCTTCTTCTGCTCGGCGGCGGCCTTTTTCTTCTCCAGCGTCTCGCGCTTGTAGTCGGATTCGGACCTCACGGCACGCAGCTTCAAGTAGTTGAGCCGGCCCCCTGCCCCGCCCACAATATGGGCCGAGCCGTCAGGGTTGGGCTGGATCAGGACAGGCTGGCCTTTGGAATCCGCACCGTTGGGGTGCAGTGTGATCCATCTCGCGCCAGGCGGGATGGCTTGGGCCTTCAGGAACAGGATCGGCTTCATCCTGCCATCGTAGGGTCACGACAATAGACGACCGCGGCGGCAGTAGGCTCACAGCGATAGGCAATTCCTATCGTAACTCGGGAACCAGTAGGTAACCGCCATTGGTTACGCCTAAGTCCTTGTTTCTTAACTCTTTTCCAGTATCAGTAACCAGGTAACCAGAAATAGATTAGATAGATACTATGAAGAAAAATGGTGTCGTGTGTGGTGCTCACACACATGTCACACGTTGTATATGTCTTTCCCCCGCTGGTTCCGGTTACTGGTTACCGTAATAAAATCAAATACTTACAAAAAGCGCAGGAAACCACGGTTACCGAAATCGGTTACCGGCAACAAAAAAGCCGCCCGAAGGCGGCTGTGCGGGGTGCGGCGCGGTCAAATCCCGGCGTCAGGATCAATCAGCGTGAACTGTTCGCCGTGCTGGTCGGTGACCACGTTCGAGCCGAGATTGAACGAAGCGTTCTGCCGGTACTCCTCCGTGGCGGCCGCCAGCGCCTCGGCCAGATCGGCATGCGCCGGCATGCGGTCGATCACCGACTGGTCCATGTAGTCGCCCAACAGGTGCAGGTTGTCGCGCGTGTAGAACCGCTTCATGACAGCTTTCACCAGATACCAGTAGCAGCCGAAATTCCGGTACCGGCGCGGGTCTTCCTGCAGCAGGGCCAAGGTGCTGGCCGCAAAGGTTTTCGGGTCGATCATGCGCCCTCCTTTTGCTTCTGGATGTATGCCTGGCGTGCAGCGATGCGCTCGCGGACAGTCTGGTTGCGGTCCGGTGCCAACTGGTGCGTGGAGAATAGACCTTCCCGGAATCCTTCGAGCTCGTGCACCTTTTTGTCAGTCAGGCCGGTGCTCTCTGCCAGCATTTGCATGACCTGGAGCGCATCCGGGTCACTGTTGTTGTACTGAGACAGGGAGCGCAGCTCCGCCACCTTGTCCAGTCCGTCGTGGTGGCGGATCGCCGACGCCGTCATGGCGTGCGCCAAGTCGCGGTGGCCGGATCCGGCCGCGATGTCGCGCAAGGTGCCGTGCACGGTCTTGTCCTCACCGGCGTAGCCCGGGCGGTGGTGGGCATAGCTTTGATGCGTCGGGTACTCTCGGCCGCCGGCATTGATCTGCTGCTTCGGCAGATGCTCGTCGATCTGGCTGCCCAGCAGACCCTCGTGCCGCGCGCGCGCCCACAGGATCGCCAGCGCCTTCTTGTTCCATGTCGGCTTCGTGCTCTCACTGCCGCCGTATTCCGGCAGTTTCGCCAGTGGGAAGGCCTCGGCCAGCGCCTCTTTGAAGGTCGGGGCGCGGCGCACGCGCTCCAGCTGCTCGCGCTCGAACCGCTCGCGCACGGCGCGCACGGCCGGGTGTTCGGCGATGCCGGTGACCTGGTCCCTGCCGTGCATGTCGCGCAGCAGCGAGGTCCACGGATTGTGGGCCTTGCTGTTGTAGCTTGCGTCCGGGTACTCGGCCCGGTTGCGCCATTCGACGCGGCTGTTTTTTCGCGCTTGATGGCTCTCCCGGCCGAACTTCTTGCCGCGCTCCGATGCCATCCATGCCTGCGCCACGCGCTCCTTCGCCGCATCTGTCGGCAGCAGATAGTCGTGCGTGTCGTGCATCTTGGTATGCTCGTAACTCTCGGCCATCTTGAGCTCGCCGGTCTCCTTGTTCACCATCGGAACAGATCCGTAGGGCATCCGGAACTTGTAGCTCTTTGCGCCCTCCTTGATCTGCCGCTGAATCAGGTCGTGGTTCGCCTCCAACACGGTGGACGGCAGGTTCTTGACGTCGTCCCAGCCCTGAAGGTTGTTCAGGCTCGCGGCGGCCGCCTCTTCCATCTTGGCTCGCACTTCGCCTGCCTCGGCCTCGGTATCCACCGTGAACGGCTTGGCGTCGCCGAACTCCTTCAGCGGAACGGTCACGTGACGGGCACCGGTGGTGTCGGCGTAGCGCCTCATAGTCACCGTTCCGGCGCGCATATTCACGCCGGTGACCACCATTTTGCCGTCGGTGCCGAAGTCCATGCCGGTGCCGGCCGTCAGCACGGTGCCGGTGTCCGGATGGATCAGCACGTCGGTGTCGCTGTCGAGTGCATCCTTGGCCGGGAAATACTTGTTCTTGAACAACGAAGCACGCGCCGCCTCGATCTTGTCGCGCAGGCGGTTGGCACTGGCACTGCCCTTGTTTTTCAAGGCACCGTAGCTGCGCTTCATGTCCTGGAACCGGACGAACTCGGACACCGCCTCGGTGCGTTGGCCGGCCTCGTAGCGCTGCAGCGCGGCAGCCTTGTCGGCCTCGAACGCCGCCTTCGCCGCTTCCGGATCGGCCGCCAGCATGATGCGCATGTCGTCGAGCGAGAACGCGCCTTCGCGTGCCAGGTTCTCGACCCGGTCGCCGCCGTTCCACAACAGGTCCTGCCAGTCCTTCTTGGCGGCGACGGCCTGGTAGCGGTAGCCGTCGAACGAGCCCTTCGACAGGTACGAGTGGATCCGCACCGCCTCGTTCAGGTTGCCCTGTCGCAGGCCACGGCCATTGCGCTGCTGGAGCGTCGCCGGCTCCCACGGGATGTCCAGGTGGTGCACGTCGGTCGTGGTCTTCTGCAGGTTCAGGCCCTCGGCCATGGTGCAGTTGCCGATCACCGCGTCCAGCTTGCCCGCATTGAGCGCGTCGGCGATGTTCTGGCGCTTGACGGCGGACCCGGCCACTTTGGCGTTGATGATCGCGATGCGCTTGCGGTCGAAACCAGCCTCCACCAGGGCGTCGGCGATCTTCTCGTGCGAGTCGATGTATTCGGAGAAGATGACTTGCGCGCCGTCCTTCTTGCCTTCGGCGGCGTGCTTGGCGAGCTCCTTGTATTTCGGGCTCATGCGGCCGGCGTACTTCGCCGGGTCCAGCAGGGCCAGGTCGAGCGCCGCCTTGTTCATCTTGTCCATGATGGCGAAGATGTGGCTGTCGCCGGTGGCGTCCTTCTTCTTCGACGACTCCTCGGCCAGCGCGCGCAGCTCCGCATAGATCGCCTCCTGGTCGCTGCTCATGTCGACCAGGTGCATGCGGTCCTGCCGCTGCGGCAGCTCGAGCCCAACCTGCTCCGCGGTGCGGCGGTCAATGAAGCGCGCCATGATCTCGCGCAGCTCGGACAGGTTCTTGAAGCCAGACACGACGAGCGCATCCTCGATGTCGCCGGCAGTCGACAGCACCTTGTCCTGCGTGAACTCGCAGAACCGGTCCAGGAACTCTTCCGAGTTGCGCACGCCGATGCGCTCGAACGCTTCGGGCGCGATGTGCGACAGCATCGAGTAAATCTCGAGCGGGCTGTTCTTGGTCGGGGTCGCCGTCAGGCCGTGCACGCCCTTGCCGCCATTGTGCTCGCGCACCCAGCGGGTTTTCAGGTTGAAGTCCAGCGCCCGGTTTGACAGACCCTGCCCGCCGAGGAACTTGGGCGACTCGCCGAAGCGGGCGCGCGCCGCGTACAGGTTCTTCTGGTGGTGGGCTTCGTCTGCAATAAGCATGTCGATGCCGAGGTCGTTGAAGTAGATCGCGTCGGTGCGGTCCTGGAACTCGCGGCTGGCCAGCGCCTGCTCGTAGCGCTCCTTGATGGCCTTGCGGCGCTTGTCGCCGGCGTTGCCCATGGCCTCGCCGCGCTGCACCCAGAAATCCTGGCTGTAATACTGCTCCTTGGTGATCGGGTCGAGGTCGATCTCCTCGAACGCCGGCTCGCTGATGATGATGAAATCGTAATCGTTCTGGGTCAGGTCGTGGTACTTGCGCTTGCGCTCGGCCGCGCTGTCGTCCTTGCCGACCAGTTCGCCATTCTTCGATTGGAAGTCCGCGCCGATCGTCAGCACGCGCGCGCCCGGGAACCAGGCCTGCGATTCGGCATACCAGTTGGCCAGCACCGATTTCGGCACGACGATGATCGGCTTTTGCGCGCTGCCCTGCAGTTTCGCCATGCGGGCAAGCAGCAGGCCGCCGAGGGTGTTGTGGGTCACGATGAAGTCGTCCGTCACATAGAGGTGCGACGGGTGGTCAACCATGATGCACTGTGCCGGCTTGCGGCCAACAGGCACGATACCGGTGATGTAGCGGGTCGGGATGTACTTCGACTTTGGCTTAACCCGATCGACCTTGCGTTTCAGCCGGAACGGCATAATGTCGGCCGGCAAGCGCATGTGCACCGTGTAGTGCTCCAAGCCGCTTTTCTTTTCGCCGTTCTTGTCGCAGAAGGTTGGAATTTTGCTCTTGATAGTGGCGTTGCCGCCAAGGCTATTCACGAGGAACTGAACGTCCTTCGCAAGCCGCTCGGACGACGAGCTGAATTGCACGGTGACACCGGCATTGCAGACATACCCGTCCGTGTCCATCAAGCCCTGCAGGATGGCAAGGCGAACCTCCGGCGTATTGTACATGTAGCAGTGAGGAACGAACTTGTGCTCGCTCTTCTTGCCTTGAAGGCCGAGTTCAACGAGTTCCTGCCAGATTGGGTTGCAACCGTACCCTGCCTTTCTCCGAGAGATACGATAGCAGGGTGCCCTGTCGCTTCCGCCCGGCATTTTCACCTTGACGCTGACAGTCGGGCAGGTCTCTTCAAGTGCACCAGCGACCAACTCGGCGATCTCCCGATCAACACTGGTGAACGACACGCTGTCGTGCGTGAATGACCCGTCACCGATCAGCACGCCGAGGACGTACGGATCGATCGGCACCTCGCGCGCATCAAACTGAACAGGTTCCACCATCGGAATGGCGTGATTCTTCATGCCGCGGTAAGTGAGCGTTTCGCGGATCTCGGCCAGGCTGCGCACCTTGGGCGCGCCCTCGCCTTCAGCACGTCCACTCCGGCGCGCGTTGTTGCGACCCTTGTGCGTTTGCGTCATCCACAGGTGCTCATCGCAGCACTCGGTGCTGCTTCCATCGTGGAACTCGACCCGGAAGATGTCCTTCTCGCCCTGCGGATAGACGCCCAATACGGTCGTCGGCGTTCCGTCGACGCTGATGACCTGATCGCCAACCTTGATGTCACCCATCAGCCGCCAGCCGGTCGGCGTCAGTATCTTCGCGTCCAGCGGCTGGGCTTTCCCCAGCCCGACGTCGTCGGCCACGATGCCCTTGCCCTGCGCCAGCGAGCGCCGCAGACTGCTCCAGCGCCAGTTCCGCACGGTGCGGTCCGGATTCAGGCCCGGCACGTCCATCGGCTCGTCCGAGTATTCCGGTGCCACGTAGCCGCGGAACTTGCGATTGTACAGCTCCTCGACCTGGTCACGGTAGGGCGAGCCGCACAGCCATTCCTTGAACTCGGCATTCAGCGCTTCGATCTTCGGAAGGTCCTCTTCCTTGCGGATGCCGGAGCGGTTCAGGTACTTGTCGAGCAGCTTGCTGTCGCCGTACTGGTTGCCGCCGGTGACCGTGTAGACACCATTGGCGAATGTGATCACGGTCGCCGGCTGCTTCTTGGTCCAGTCGTTGGCACGCTCGCTCTCATGATCGCGCCAGGTGAAGAACGCGCCGATCACCTCCAGCGGCAGGAACGCGCTGTTGAGCTGGAAATCGACGTCGTCCAGCGCCTTCGGGTCGATCGCCTTTTCCAGCGCTGCCACCTGCGCCTCGAGCTTGGTTTTCATGGCGGCGTGGGCCGGGTCCGCGAGCTGAGCGCGCGCGAGGTCCAGCTTCGGCCACAGATCGCCCGTCAGGTAGGTGTCCATCGTGGTCCAGCGGTCGCCGCCGAGGAAGGCATAGCGGGCATCGGCCGCCAGCTGCTCCTCGACCTCGTCGGCTTCGCGGCCCAGCCGCTCCGCCAGCTCGGCGGCGCTGAACTCGCCGGAGGACAGCGCCAGCACCTGCGCAGTGGTGTCGAAGCCGCCCTCGATTTTGCGCGCGCCGCGGCCCAGCACCACGTCGGACAATTCGCCCTTGCGGTTCACGGCACCCACCAGTCGATACAGGGTCTTGTCCACGCTGGCGGCCGTCATCAGCTCCGGATTGTCGGCCGGGATGCCGTGCTTCTCGACGTACGCGCGCACGGCTGCCTCGAGCGCCGGGCGGTCGACCGCGCCGCCGTTGAACAGGCGGTCGATCTCCTGCGCGATGGTGCCGGCCTCCGTGATGGCCTCGCTCACCATGAACTCATCGACCCGGTGCCAGCGCGGCGGGTCGCCCTGCAGCACGTAGGTGACGCCGTCCACGGTCTTGGTGTCGCCGACCTTGGCGGCGTTGGCATAAGGGCGGCGCGCGGCGGCCGATACGGCGCGGTCACGCGCAGCCTCGTCCGGCAGCGCGTCGAGGATCTGCTGTACGGTCAGATCGGCCGCCCCGACGCTCACCGCATCCGGCTGGAACGCGGCGATCGCGTCGGCCACGCCGACCATCGAACCCTCGACGGTGATGTCGTGGCCCATGCCGGCCTTCGGTCATCGTGCCCAGCACGTTGTGCGCGCCGCGGCCGGTGAAATACGAACCGGCCAGGAATTCCTCGTCCCACACGCCCAACGCGCGGCGCTGCTCGTCGTCAAGCGTGCCGAGCGCGCCGGCAACATCGTCCGGGCGCTTGCGCAGGAAAACCACGTCGGTGGTGACCTCGGTGTGCGAATGCTCGAACGCGGTATTCGGCATGCGCATCGCGCCCAGGAACTCGCCCTTGCGCAGCATCTCGGCGCGCAGCGAGCGTGTATTCTTGCCGTCCATGATCCCGGTCGGCACCACCAGCGCCACCAAGCCGCCCGGCTTGCACTTGTCGAGCGCCGTGTCGGTGAAATACTGCTCGCAGGTGGTCAGCCCGACCTTGTCGTCTTTCGCCAGGAAGCCGCGTGGGCCGTAGGGCGGGTTGCCGATCACCACATCGAACTGGCGGTCGTCCGTGGTGGCGAAGCGCTCCAGCGCGCCGGTTACGATCTCATGGCGCGCCCCGTGCAGGACCTGCGCCACTTTAGCACTGACCGGGTCGAGCTCGACGCCGGTGATGCGGAAGCCCGCCGGTGCCGTGTGCAGGAACACGCCAGTCGCGCACGACGGCTCGAGTGCGGTGCCGTGCGTGGCGCCGAGCGTGCCGAGCGCCGCCCACATCGCGCGCGCCACGTCCGGGTCGGTGTAGAACTCGTTCAGGCTGTCGCCGCAGCCGCCATTGCCGCTGTACTGGCGCAGCAGCTTGGGGTCCGGGCTGTCGGTTTCCAGCGCGGCGATGACGGCGGCGTTGATCTCGCGGCGCTTGCCCTTGCTGGTGCCGGCCGGGACGCCGAACGGTGCGGACGTGTCCGAACTTGCCAATTTGGTCAAGTTGGCAGGTTCGGGGTCAGAAGCAGGAGTTACCGGAGCGACCTTCGCCTTGCGTGGCCTTTTCGCCTTCACCGGCTTCGTTTCTACGGCGGGCGCGGGCTCTGCAACCGGCTCCGGCTTGCTGCCGTACTCCTCGGTGACCTGGTCGAGCGTCTTGCCTGACAGCTGCGATAGCAGGCCGAGGACCTTGCTCGCCTCTTTCATCGGGGCCGTCAGAATGATCTGCCGCACGCCATCGCGGCCGCCGTAGCGCGCCAGAACATCATCGAGCGTCGGAACCGCAGCCGGCTCCGGCTTCTTCTCGACCATGATCGGATGCGGCTCATTCGCGAACAGGTCGAGCGTCTGCCCACGCGATGCCGGGGCCAGCTCATCGAACAGCGACGGCTGGTGCGGCTTCGCCGCGGGCTTCATCGCAATCTTCTGAATGCGCACGTGCGGCTTGACGACCGTGCCGTCTTTGCGCACGGACGCGGCCACGTGCACGGGCGCGTCGAACAGGGCGAGCTGAGACTTGCGGAAGAGGATGATCATGCAGGGGCCCGGAAGAGGTATCCCCTGCATTGTCGGGTCACGACGCGGCGGCCGCTTTCCTCAAAAACAGAGCATCATCCGAGCTCTTGTGCGGTGCCATTCCTGATCTTTGCCCCGTCGCGTGCATCCAGTGTCGACGCGAGTTCCTTGAAAACCTGAGCATTGAACAAGACCCGCTCGGATGACGAAAGCCCCAAGTTGCAGTACGAGGCAAAAATTTTGTCAGCGGCGTCCTTTGCCTCTAGTCGGAAGAATAGAACGCGCCGCTCATTCCCATTGGTTGACTTGATCATCGCCGGCTTGTCGTAAGTCGCCCTCACCTTGCGCACGAACTCGTCCACCGGCATGGCCGTGATCGGGCCGAGGAAGCGCGGGTCATCGTAGTGCTTGAGATACGCCTCGCGCGCGGCGGTTTCGCTGGCGAAGCCCAGCATGCACTTGTCCTCGTCGTAAGACTCCCAGTCGCCATACTTGCGCTGGTGGACGACATAGACCATCGGTGCCGTGTCGAGCTCCGGACCCAGGTAGACGTCGACCTCGTCACCATCTACTGCCTCGGACCGGCACACATAGCCATAGTCGTACTTCATCTTGGTGCGCCAACCCTTGCCCTCTCGGACGGAGCCTGCCGGGTTCTCAATGGCGATCTCAAGGCCCTGCCAACGCACGCGCGGCTTCTTGTAGTTGCCAGCGGCGGCCTGTTCGGGCGTGGGTGGCGTCCAGCCGTCGGCCTTCGCCAGCTCGCAGCCGCACACAGTCAGCGTCACGCCGTCGGAACGGGTGTAGCCCTGCACGTGAGTTTTGAGGAAGAGGACCGCCGCCATGGCATCAATGTGCCATCACGACGACGCCCTACCGGCCATCTCCAGGTTCCACCCATCGACCACCGCCCAGCGCGTGCGCTCAGCGTCGGACGGCTTGCGATAGAACACGAGTGCACCATGCTCCCCGCAGGCGCATTGAACCTGTACGGTCGGCGTGCCGTCGAGCGTGCGCTCCGTCAACTCCGGCGTCGCGCCGCAATGGCAGGGGCTCGGCGTCATGCTGCGAGCATTTCAGGGGTGACAGTGATCCGACCGACCTCGCCGTATTCTTCGTGGTACGTGATCGCGATCGCCTGCCGCTCCGAGAACCAGCCTCCACGGGAGGCATGCGCATCGCGCGCGGCCAGCGTCGAGTGCTGGACCACCTTCATGCCGGAGTGCTCCTTCTCCTCGACGTGGTGGCGGTGGCCGCAGTGCGCGTAGCGCTTTGTGGTCGCGCCCCACATCGCCGGGTGCGCAGTGGCGAAGAACAGCGGCAACTGCGCCGGCGCGCGCTTGTGGCCATGGTGGAAGCCGAGCATCACGCGCCCGTGCTGGACCACGTAGTACGGCAGCACGGCGTCGTTGACGGTCACGCGCGGCTCGTTCTCGTACAGGATTGCGAACACCTCCGGCAGCACGTTCCCGCTCGTGTACTCGTCGTGGTTGCCCTCGCCGCAGACCACGTGCACCTCGTCGTGCGTCGCGAGCGCCATGGCGATGATGGTGCGCATGATCCGGACCACCGAATTGATGATCTTGCGCGGCCGGCTGTCGGCGTCGAGCAAGTGGCCGTGCGCCGGCGTGAGTGCCTTGTTCGAGTCCTGGTGCATGACGTCGCCGAGGAACGCCACCACGGCACGCCGGGCGCGCGGGGCCGTCGAGATCATGTGCTGGAATGCGCCAAGGATGGTGCGCTCGGCGATGCCAAGATCCCAGTCGGCACCACCTTCGCGGTGCCAGGCCAGCGCGCCGATATGCGCGTCCGTCAGGGTGAATAGGTTACAAAGCTTGGAATCGGCCGGACGCGGCCCGGCAGTCGGCTTCACGCGCGGCAGCTTCTCGCGAGCGGCCTCGATGATCGCCTCAATCGCCTCATGCACCGCCTGCGCTTCCGGGTGCTGGCGCTCCCACACGCGCTCGACGCCGTTCGGCCCGCGCTGCACGGTGACCTTGCCCATCATGTAGCCGGGCGCGACACCATCCGCGAAATGCCCGGGCGCGTAGCCGCGGCGCGCGGCCTCTGCCTTCACACGGTTGATCGCGTCCTGCACGGAGTTCTTGGTTAGACCGAGTTCGGCGGCCGCCTTGCGCATGCTACCGAGCCGGTTAGTGGCCTCGATGTACTTCGCCTGCGTCGGCGTCGCGAACTCGATCAGCTTGGGGTCAATCTGGGTCGGCTGGGTCATATGGCCACGTTCAGAGTTTTTGAACATGGTCTGTTCACGACCTGCCGCCCGTGGTTATTTTTTGCGCAGTGTCGCGCGCAGCCAGTCGCCGAATGCCTCGTCGCCGCCTTCCGGCGTCTCGATCTCCGGCAACCACGAGCCGCGGCAATGGGGATGTTGTGTTCCGGCAGCAGCCCACCACATTTCGGTCGACTCGCGATCGATTAGTGCGCCGCCTACGCGCTTGCGCGGCGCGGCCGAGCGGCCGACATTGCTCTTGCCGACCCACACCTGCTTCTCACCGTCCTTGTCCGGCGCGTTTGGGTCCACCACCTCGAACACCTTGCCATCCAACTTTCGGCAGAACGGGCACGCGCCCTGGTACTGCTCGACCCGGCGCACCTTGGTGCCAGCCTTCAGAGACGCGATGTAGCCCTGGTTGGCGTTCTCTCCGGATTCGGTAACAGCCACCCTGCGCCAGTCGCGATTGAGCTCGCCCATGGCGTCGAGCAGGTCCGACTGCAGCGCCGGGCCCGACGTGTCGCCGAGCGCCTTCTGCTCCTGGTGGCGCATGACGATGCGCTTGATGCGGTGGCGTGCCGAATCGGTCACCGACGTCACATGGTCGGCGCAGCGCGCGCGGCCGAACTCCATCACGGCACGCTGTGCGGCACTCAGGCCGAACTGCGCCGCGGCCTGCTCGACCGTGTTCGGCAGCGCCGCCAGCACCGTGTCGGCCTGCGCTTCGGTCACCTTGTCCATGTTGGCCTGCACGCGGCCCATCAGCGACGCCTTGGTCGCCAGCCACTCGGCCTCGGTGCGCAGGTCATCGGCCGGGAGGTATTTCTGCGCGACGTATTCCACCACCATCATATGGTCGTCGATGGTCCACGCCGCCGGTGGCAGCGCCTCGAGATACAGCTTGACGAGCTCCAGCTCGCCCTTGGTCCAGCGTTCCATTGTGCCCGGCGGCCGCTGGACAGGGATGCCGGGCCGATGCCGCTCGCCCTCGACCCACTTTTCGAGCTCGGCGCGGAACGCCTCCAAGCGCATCAGGCCGCGCTGGGTGAACAGCTCGACCAAGCGGCGGATGAACGGCGACGGGTGCGGGGCCCAGATGTCGGCAGGATCGCCCTCGCCGATCGCCTTGTGCAGGTGCTCCAGCGCGTCGTTGGTGTGGTGCTCGCAGCAGGCACCGATGTCGATGAGGAGGGTCACGCTTCCAGTGCCTTCCGCACTTCATCGAATTCCAACTTCGCCGCGTCCATCGTCTGAACGCCATGTGGCGCGTCCCCGATGATGTCGAATTCGTCTAGAACGAACAGCTGCTCCACGTGCACGATCGGACGCCCGTACAGCTTATGTTCAAACTTCACACGCTGGACGCACGGAATTTCCTCGTTCGTCTCCGCAAAAAACACTTTCGTGTGCTTGCCGTCGGAAACCACTCGGACTCGCTGCAATTTGCTGTTCGACATTCCTACTCCTTTGCTGTCTTGCACTGGGCGCGGATTGCGCATGGGCCAGCCATCCCAGTTAGGATCGTAGGGTCACGACAACAAAAAACCCGGCACGGGGCCGGGTTCGTTCGCAAGCCAGTTACGGGTTCTGGCGTCCGCCGTATCGTGCGGCCGGTTTGAAACCTTATCGACCGCGCTCACCCGCACGCGGATCATTATTGTACAACATCCCCCACCCGAGCTGCCGCCGCACATCCTCCGGCGTCGGCGGCGGCGTCCCCTGCCCCTGCCGTTCAGTCATCCACTGCCTCACCTGTTCTTTGCTCGGGTGCGTCGTCGATGCCATGGCTGCTCCTGGTGGAACTGCGAATAGGTGCAGGGTTTAGCTATGACCCTTCCCGGTTTTCCAGCCCTGCAAAGCTCCCCGGGGTAGTCACTCTTCGGCTCCCGACGCAGGAGAATGACACCCCACGTCGATCAATGCCCGCTCGCTCAGGTATTCAGTTGCGGTGGCCGGTGCTGATCCCCAGCTGACAGCCTGAAACTATTCACCACACGACTGGGATGGCTCACTAGCAGGGAGTGGATGAAGACTTTAGGGCTCCCATGCTGCTGACAGCCAAGAGGAACATGTCGTTGGCCCGCCCCTATACGTCGCGTCACTGTGCCGGGAGTGAACCCCCAGTCGTGTGCGGCCTGTCAATAAGCCGTGCACCACGGAAATCATTGTATCACAATTGAGCAGGCTGGTTGCTTTTTCTCAACCCAGCCTGCTCAACGTTGCATCCATGCGACTACGTCCGTCAGCGTCCTGCCGTCAGGCGCTGGATGCCGCGCGCGCTCATGCCAGATCCTGCCTCCTGAGAGCTGCAAGAGGAGAAACGCCCCGGCCGAAGCCGGCCCGCGTTCTGGCTTGCGGGGTTCCCATCACTTACTATGCTTTTGAGCATCAATCAGACGATAGGCATCAATCAGCCGTTTGGCCTCGGCCTCGTCGATGATGTCGCCCCACTCGATACCCTTAGGGACTTCCCCCTCGTAGGGAACAAATTCAGTTCCGTTCCAGATCTCCTGCGGCCACGCGCGCGCAAACCCGCGATACAATGCACCTTCGTTCTCGATGTAGACAGTCATTCCTCGCCGCCCTGCGGCGCCCGCTGCTTCTTCTGACTGCGCTCCGCAATCAGCTTCTGAATGTAGTCGGGCATCTTCACCGGGCTGGGCGCGTCCAAAGGCCGATCGCTGCAGTCGTAATCGTCGTACAGGTCGGGCCGCTCCTCGGGGCTGGGATTCGCCGGTTTCACTTTTTGGGTTTCCATGTGAACAGTATGGTCCTTTGCTCAGATTTGGTCAAGGTGCCCGCTTGACTCTCGGTGGGCTTTGTGTCTACCCCGCCACTTTCTTGGTTACCGCTCTCCGAAATCAGTATCGGTTCGCTGCCCTGCGGCACGTTGTTGTCGCGGAACGACCACTTGTCGGCAAGTTTCTTGACCTGGTCGAACGATGCTTCGTTGGTGGTATTGGACAGCACCACGCTGACCGGCACATAGCGCTGGGTCTTGCCGAGGAACCGTGCAACGGCCCGCTTGGCGGCCTCCTGGCGAGGCAGGTGCATGTAGTGCGCCTCCACCCGGAACCCGGCGCTCTTGAAGTCCTGCACCTTCTGGACCGCGCCCTTAGCAGTTTTCATGGTGGCGTCGAGCACCACGTTGACGCCAAGCTGGCGGGCGGCGTTCATGACCGACTCGAGCACCTGACTCGACTCCTCGTGCACCTGCTCGGCATTCCACCCCTCGTATTCCGGCAGCATGCCCTTGATATGGTCGGCGTCGAGCACGATGGCCTTCTCGGGGTCGTAGACCTTCCCCTCGAACCAGCTCTTGCCTGAGCCGCCGCGGCCGCCCAGTATCGTGAACGTCGGCTGCTCGCCGTCCGACGGCGTCGCCGCAGTGATGCGCTCAGCTGACAGGAAGTGCTCGTAAATCTTCTGGTGCAGTTTCGTGCGCTCGGCCGTGTACTCGCCGTCCTCCATGTGGGTATGGATAGTCTGCTCGATTGACTTCAGGCGCTTTTGCACGTCCTCGATCTTGGCGGACGTATCCGGCGGGAAGTCCGCAATAATCGCCTCGGGCGTGACCTCCGGGTCATCATGCGACTTGGCGTAGGCCGTAGCGTCGAACTGATCGTCAGGGATCGGCTTTTGGTCACCGCGCACCTGACTCTTTATAGCTGGCTTGGTTGTCCCGTCTGCCGGTTTGTGGCCCGTGATGTGGCTGTGCAGAACTCGATGCTCGCCGCCAGCGGCATCGTGCACCACGGCTCCATGCTCGCCAACGGTATGGATCTTGCCCTCGCCAGCGTGGTCGCCGTTCTTGAACGACACGGTATCGCCCGGCTGCAGGTTGTGCGTGCCGTAGCCGTGCTGGGCACCGGCGTCCGGTGGGCCGCCCTCGCGCTCGCCGCTCGGCATATCCTTATTGGTGCGGACCCAATGTTTGGTCTGCTTGCCGGTCTTGTCCGTCACGTCCTTGAGCGTCAGCCCCGGCCGATTCTTGATCGGTCCGCCCTTCGCGAAGATCACCAGCCGGCCGCCGCCGTCACCGAATGCTTTCCCCAGCACCATTTTCTCCCCGCGTGCCTCTGGCGGCACGTTGATGTATCGACGCTGGCCATCCTCATCCTGGACGATCAGCCCGTCCTCGCCCTCATCGAGGACGTTGTATTTCTGCGACTTGCGCGTCTTGTGCCCGAGCACGTGCTCCCACTTGACGCGGTGGTGCTGGCCTTCATGGCGCACCGTGATGCCGTGGCGGCCGGTGCACAGCACCTCAGCGGCATGCGGCCCCTTGGGGTGGCGGAAATACACATGGTCGCCCTTGCACACGTCCGGGTTCGGTTGCGGCTCCTTCTGGGCCGGGCGCTTTGGCGCGGCCGTCATGCTTCCACCACGAACACAGGCAGCCCGAACGCCTTCTGCATCTCGGCCGGGTCGGTGTTGGGATCGGCCGGCACGCTGCCGTCATCCTGGCCGCCGTCGCCGAAGTCGGCCGCCTCATCCTGCCCATCGCCGAAGTCGGGCGGCTGCTTGTCACCTGCGCCGCCGTCACCCGGCTGCGCCTCGCCGTCAGCACCAGGCTGGCCGTAATCCTCTTGCCCCTGCTGCTGCTCGGCCTGCCAGGCGCTGATCAGCGACGGGTTCAGCGGGGCATCGCCCCATGCCGCCTTGATCGGATCCAGACTGTCCTGCGCGCGCATTTCGTTGACGGTCAGCGTCAGCTTCTGGCGCTCGAACTTCTGCTTTTCGTCTTCCTCATCGAGGCCGGTGAAATGAAACTCGTACTTGTCCGAGAAGTCTGCGACGATGTAATCAGTGAATGTTTCCTTGCAGTAGTGCAGCAGCGGGAAAAACCCGAGGTCCTTCGAATTGGCGATCTTCTCCTCGGTGTCGGTGCCGTTCAGGCCGCCGGCTGTCGTGCGGAAGGACTCGAAGTTGATCTCGTCAGGCGCGATGCCGTAGATCGCGCAGGCGATCGACGTGAGGAACGTCATCCACTTCCCGAACGCCATTTCGTTCATTTCGACGCCGAATTTCTCGAACGCGGCCTTGCTCTCCATGTCCTTGGACACCATCACCGGCAGCGCCCACGAATTGTTGACGCCGCGCACCATGCCGTTCCAGTAGCGCTTGAAGGCCGCGATGTCCTTGGGGTCGTAGTTGCCGGAGATGTGCAGCATGCCCTTCGGGATGCTGTTCGCATCGAAGAACTTGCCGTTGTAGGTCATCGCATTCAGGAGGTTCGTCACCACCTTGACCAGGAGCTCGGTCTCGGACAGCCCGTAGCCGCCAGCCTGCACGTCGCTGCGCGGGTTGCGCGGCACATAAATCAGGTCATCGAAGGTGTACGCGGTACGGATCTGGCCCTGCACCACCTGGATGGCACGGATTTCGTCGTCGCCGCGGTAGCCCTGCTCGGTGCACAGCCGGATCGTGGCACCATCGACCGCGTAGAAGCCGTCCATGCCCAGTGCCCGATTCTTCTTGAACTCGGTCTCGATCGGAGCCGAATCGAGCGTCAGGCTGTCGCGCACGAATTTGGCCATGAACGACGTGAAGTTATCACGGCGCATACGCGCACGGTTGCGCGGGTTCGTCTCCCAGCCGCAGTTCGTAAAGAAGTCCTGCAGCATCTGCATGCTGTTCTTCTCGTCCTCGCTGGGATGCGCATCGCGGTTGCGCAAGCGAATTTCGAAGCCCGGCCCGCGACCGTTCTCCTGAAGGCGACAGAACCGCTGCACCTGCCGGATGCGCGTCAGCACGATCGCCGACAGGATCGGGGTCTGCTCGACCATGGCGCGCATCGAGTCGAAGCCGAACGCGCCCGGCTTTTCGAAGTAGTCGCCGAACACGCCGGCCGTCATGTCGTCCAGATACACCGACTGCATGCCCGGCTGCTTTTCCCGCACGGCGCGCGACGGGAACGGGATCACGTTGGGCTTGGCGAGCGCCTTGGTGAACTCCTGCTCCTCGTAGGACTCGCGGATGAAGTCGATCAGCGGCGCGAGCTCGCCCCGCGGGATCAGGTCGCCGCTGGAGGGCATGGCGGATTTCTGCAACTCCGCCTGCGCGTCGAAGCGCTCTGCTGCTGGCGCGCGCGGGTCCGCAAGGACGGCTCGGGCATTGTCGGTAGTCATGCGGGACAGGGTAGCGTCACGACGAGTGGCATCGGCGGGCGTGCAGAATAGCAACAACTCGTTGATTATTTTCCTGTCGTTGATTATTATTGATACATCGTTGCGACGCGCACCTGATTTGAGGTCAGGTCGTCAGGCGGCGAGAACCCCAAGAAATCGCAGGCAGTCAGCGTGCGCGCCACATCGCCCGGGCGCTAGTCGGGCGCAAGAAGGAGAAATTTTGGACACACCTGATATCGACAAGATAGTCGGTTACACGAAGCAGTTCATCGACGCCGCAACGCCGATTGCCAAGCAGGCATACGAAATAGGTCTGGTCACACTCCGCATCGATGCCGCTCAGGCGATCCTCGTCGGCTTCGTGGTCGGTCTGGCGGCGGTGCTAATCCTGCGCAAGGTAATCGCGGATGTGAAGGAAGCCGGACGGAAGGCGCAGCTCCCAGAAAACAATGGCCGCCTCTATCAGGGCGACGCTTCGTATCATCTGCCCGGCATGGGTATCCTGCATTTCATATCGGGTATGGCGGCCCTCCTTGCTGGTATCTTCTCAGCCTGCTTGCTGCTCAACGCATGGGTTTGGGTGAAACTCATCTCGCCCGAACTGTGGCTCGCGCACAAGGCCGTCGAAAAACTCATCAACTAACCCCGGCCACCCAGCCCAACAATAAGGAGAACCCATGTCCCACATCCAATCCAAGATCGCCCGCCGCGCAGTGCGCGCTATCGGGAAGCACCCACGCGACGTTCAGACCGTGCTGACCAAGCCAACTCGCATCTGGGCCACCATAACACCTGGCGTCGGCCCGAGCGCCATCTTCCTCGGCCAGCGCACGCTCGCCGCCGACTGCGGCCGCGCCGTGTACCGCACGCTGAAGAAGGCCGGCCGCAAGGGCATGGTGCCGGCAGCAGCCTAATCAACCCCGATGCGCCCGCAAGGGCGCGGTGAAAGGAAGGTATGAAATCAATCTACGCACTGGCCGCTGCAGTGCTGTTTATTTTTCTCGTCGGCTTCGCTTCCCTCAACATCGGAAAGTGGATGCCAGGAGGAGAGTACCGCGCATCCACCGTGGTGAATGCGGCACTGATTATGATCGCATTCTTTGCGCTCGGGTACGGCGCAGGCCGCTATGGGGAGAAGCGCAAATGACCGCCCTCGACCTCACCCGCCTGAAGGCGCTGGCGGAGGCGGCACCAGGCCCGATACCTGATCCGGGCTCGCCGGACATCAAAGGCGACTTCGAACGCTACATGGCCTTCGCGAGTGCCTTCCGCCCCTCCGTCGTGCTGGAGCTGATCGCGCGGCTGGAGCGGGCGGAGGCGCAAGCGCAGCGCTATGAGTGGCTGGCTGATCGCGTTTTGGGCTGCGACTACGGCGACAACGACAAGCCAGGACAGATCGGATGGCGAATCCGCCATGACCTGCTGCCTAAGGACGGAGGCCGTCAGCCCGCCTTTATGTACGGCAACAGCATCAACAAAGCCGTCGACGCAGCACGCGGGGCCACCACCCCCAACGACCCGCTCGACGACGTGCTGCCGCTGCGTCCGCTGCGCATGCCCGACAACTTCCCCAAGTCCCTCGACCTGGGCGACACGGAGGGCGGTGCCTGTGACTGATCGGCCAACCTGCAAACGCGACGGCTGCTGCGCCAAGGTCCGCGCGCGCGGCCTATGCAACAACCACTATACTCAATGGCGCAACAAGCTCGGACGAAAGCTCGGCATCGCCAACAGCGAGGACGTGATCCGCGCCGCCATGCCGGCCACCATGAAGGACATCGCGGAGCGGACCGGCCTGAAGTACGAGACCGTACGCAAGGCGGTGGCCAAGATGCGCCGCGAGGGCCGGGCTCACGTCGAGGACTACCGGCCGCCGACTGACGAGAGCGGAAGCCGCTACACGATGATCATCGCGGACGGTCCGGGCGAGGATGTGAAGCGCAGCAAGAAGCAGGTCCGCGAGGAGGCCCTGGCCGTGCGCCGCGCCTGGTACGCTGCCAACAAATCGCGCCCGCGCCGCGGCGACCCGCTGGTGCTGGCGCTGTTCGGCCGCGCCGCCGCATGACCGCCCCGCCGCTGAAAGGCCGGGTTCTGACCTGCGCCAGCAAACGCCGCTGGTCGGACGAGGTTTCAGCGCGTGCGGGGGCGATGTCGGCGATCCAGTTCTACCAGAACACCGACCGGCTATGGGTGTATCGCTGCAAAGAATGCAACGGCTGGCACCTCACCAGCAAGGACAACGGCCGCCGTCAGATGGTGACGGCCGACAACCCGGTGCACGCTGTTGCGATAACCTGACAATCAATCTGGTTTCTGCATAGACTTAACCAATTCTGATACAATGATTTTCAGTAAGACGTGAACAATTTCGGGCGCTGATCGGGCGCAAACTAGGGAGGGATATGAAAACGATCGTCACCGACATCGGTGCGCAGTTATTGAAAGAGGAAGCCGCCAAGCTCTTCACGCGGCCGTTCAACCTGGAGCATGCGAAGGCGGGGGCTCCGTATGCGTGCTTGGATGGCCGCAAGGCCGAGATCATCAAGTGGGACCTCCAGGGCTTTGGTCCGCTGCTCGGCTTCGTTCGCTGCCCTGAAAGCGGCGAAGACATTGCGGTCCGCTGGCTGGACGATGGCACCACGCGCGGCGCGCAGGCTGGTCCCGGCGACCTCGTCATGACCCCGATCGGCTACATCGATGGCAGGCCGGTGTTTGTGGGGGATGAGATTGTGAGCGAGAGGACCGGCCGCAAACACACCATCCGACCTTGCGACCATCACTTAGCTGGCTTCCGCTGGCCCGAGCCGGAGAAGCGGTATCCGGTGACGCGACTGACCGGCGCGGAGCTGGGCCGCATCTATGACGGCGACGACAGCGCGACAGCAGACTGGACCAACAGAGGTATGGACTGCCTCACCGCCGTCGCCAACGCCGCCCTGCGCCACGCGGTGGATAGTGGGCAGGTGGTGACGGCCGAGCAGGTGAACGACGAAGTACGCGCGTTGGGCGAACGCATGGCAGAGCGCCGCGCCGCCCGTGACATGGCCGTGGCCGAGGCGGTGCGGGACTGGTACGTCAAGGAAGCGAGCGACGCGCCGAACCTGCCTACCTTCTGCAACATCATGAGCATGCGCGACCTCGCCGCCATCATCGCCAAGGTGACAGCATGACGCCCGCGCTGACACCGTGGTTCCCGGAACACACGCACCCAGAGTACACCGGGTATTACGACACCCGTGTGCGCGGCAGCGAAATGATCCTGTACTGGGACGGGGATGGATGGCGCGCATCGCAGCATAGCCCGTCGATCACAACCGGCGTTCTGAGCGTGTTCCGTCAGAATCGCGAATGGCGCGGCCTCACCGCGCCGGCCAGCGGGGTGCTGCAGTGAGCCGGGCGCTGGTACTGGTGGCCATGCTGGTGCTGGCCGGGTGCGAGCGGCAGGAGGTGGTCGAGGCAAGGGAAGCCAGCAATCCCTTCGTCATCCTCACCGACCAGGAGACTGGCTGCCAGTACCTAGTCGTGCGCAGCAGCGGTAGTGCACCGACCCCGCGCATCGCCGCCGACGGCAAGACGCACATGGGGTGCCGTCAGGGAGGTGGGCAATGACCGTCTACTACGAAGGCAAGCCGGCCGGCGATATCACGCCTACCGCCGTGGTCGACCTCTCCGCGCCATCACGGTGCCGCCGCGACCTCTGCATCATGGCCTGCGCGTTCTGCCGGGATCCGCTATTTTGGCGATGGATCTACTCGCTCGGCCTTGGCCAAGTCGGCGTTCGCAGTGGCGAGTTCAACGAGGCAGGTGCCAAGGCCTTCATCCTATCGCTGTGCAAGGTCGAGTCACGCAACGAGCTCGACACCAACCCCGAGGCCGCCCAGCGTTTCCACCAGCTAATCCGGCAACCGTTTTTGCAGTGGAAGGAGGAGCAACATGGGCAATGACCGCGAACTGCTCGAGATGGCGGCGAAGGCGGCTGGGATGCACATCTTGCCGAGTACATGGCCGGAAGAAGATGGATGGTTCTTCTGTTTACAGCACGATAAACCTGCACTCCACTTTAGAAAAGTGGGGAATCCGCACTATCACTCTGATCCGTGGATGCCTTTGCACGACGACGGCGACGCGCTGCGGCTGGCGGTGAAGCTGCGCCTGAACCTCTACACCTCGAACGTGTTCTTCGACGGTCTCTCATGCCAGGCGGAGTGTCCCGGTGGGCTCTTTGCCATTCAAGAGCATCATGGAGAACCCTACGCCGCCACCCGTCGCGCCATCGTGCGCGCCGCGGCCGCGATCGGCAAAGCCATTGACGCTTAACCACTTCATGACTTAACTCAAGACAACAGTCCTTCGGCCAGCTATCCTATCCTCATGAAAGGAGCCGTCATGACCATCACCAACCCCGTCGCCAAAGCCTTCTTCGCCGCATCGGTGCTGGCGGC